CCCGCACGTCATATGACGCCGTTACTGCAAGACGTTCTTTAAATATCATGTTTGCGGATTGGTCAAACAGAGGAATCCAAATGTGGGAGGTTGCTAAGACAGAAGTGACCCTCACTGAAGGAGATAACGATATTTCTATTAACGACTACGATATTGATGTTTTAGATGCGTATATTCAAAAAACAGTGAATGGTATTGTTACAGATTATCAATTAACTAGAATAGATAGAAATGAATACGTGAGTATTCCAACTAAATCAACAAAGGCTCGACCTACACA